GAGCATGCCCTGCTCGGTGTCGTAATCCTCCACGTATTCGCGCACCTCCTGCTCGGTGATGTAGCAGGAGGAGCAGGAGACCGCCTCTGGCGTGCTGGTCGTTACCGATGGCGTCGCCGGTAGATCGACTGGTCCTTCGGCCTCATACGCCAGCTTGTAATTGGCAGTGTCGGGAGGCGCGCTGAGTTGATACGTGAACCCGCTCAGTGTGATCCCTGTGATGAGGCAGAACAGGATCAGCTTCGGATTATCAGCCGATGTGTTTTGTATGCTGGGCGAATCAATTACCGGCAGCGCCACAAACGACAGCGGGAAAGTCACGGACCCGGTGGTCTCCGCGATGGCAAGGCTGACGGTGCCGGTTTGCGAGGCCATGTGACTTAGGCAGCGGACGGAAACTGCAATTGCGCCAACATGGAAGCGGCGGAATCAATCTCCCTTCGGTTGTTGGATTCCGTGTGGGAAAACAGACGGTCCATAAATTTGACCGCGGAAGTCTTCGTTGTCGTCGGCACCTTGAAACTGACACCACCGTTCATCGCCGATTTGAATCCATCCCGATAAGCAGGAGATTCCGCAAACAGCTCCTCCCGCTGCCTGGTTTGCAGCAGTGTCGCGGAGGCGTCGGCGTCGAGATTCAAATCAGCGCAGGTTTTGATGAAGCCTTCCATGTAGGCATTTGAGCAGGTCACTGGGAATTGATTCATGGGGTGAGTGTAATTGGTTCGGGAGAAAAGACAATGCTGGGCAAAAACAAAACCGCCGGCTCCCTTTCGAGAACCGGCGGTTTGTGAATTATTTTCTGCGCTTCTGCTACAGAACGTGAGTGGACTTGCTCACGCCCTTCACGTTTGCGATCGTAAGGCCGATGACCTCCATCGCTTGCATCGTGAGGATGTGCTTCTCCTTCTTCACGTAGGTCGTGATATCCTGCAGACGATATGCACGGCCCAGGTAGCCCGGCTCGGCGAACTTGTACACCACGTAGTCGGGAACGATCGTGCTCTTGATCGTCGCGATGTGCGGGATGTTCCAAATGCTGTACTCTTCGAGCGCTTCGAGGCCCTTGAGGACAAACTTCTCCGAGAGGTCACCACCGGCTTCGTCACGACGCCATTTCAGGAATTGTCTGGACGAAAATCTATTGGTGACCCAACAGCCATTATTGAGCGACATATTCTCCAATTCGGAGATGTTGTCCACGTAGAGTTCGCGGCTGATACGGCCGAGACGCTCGAAGTTCTGCTGGAGACCCGACGCGCCGACGCCCGAGGGGCTGCCGACGATCTGGTCCACAGTGCCGAAGAACTTGCTGTCTTCCTTCGTGTGGATCTCCTTCAGCGCATTGGCCGTGGTGATCTCACGAATGTCAGTCTTGTAGTTCATCAGCTCGAACGTGTTCTTTTGGAACTCGTTGGTCTGGACGACGTAGAAGATGACAGCGAATTTTTCCCCGCGGAAGAATTCAGTATCACCGGTGTCGTCGAAGTTCACCGCGGACGAGCCGAGGATGTCACCTTCCATCTCTTCGATGATCCAGGGCTTGCTGTCCGCGTAGAGGCTGTCGCTCAGATTGCTCTGATTGACGTCCTCGAACGGAAGCACGCGGCGCTGGATTCCGTTTTCACGGAGCTTGCGGCGGATGAGGCGCGAAGAAAGGTCGGACGCCGTCTTGAGCTGCCCTTCGGGCGCGCGGACGATGGCATCGACGAGTTCCTCGTTGAGAACTTCGGGTTCCTGAATCTGGTCTTGATTGATATTCATTGTGATATGTTTTCCTTAAAAAGACTAGGCGGAGGCCCCGTTGGTTTCGAAGTTGGTGGCGATGGTCAGCACGAGGACCTGGCCGCTTCCATCCGGCGTGACGCCAGGATTGGAGGCTGCGATGTCCACAGGGCCGGTGCCGCGGGAAAGATACCCGAGGGTGGCGCGATCCGTGGTGAGGGCCGTGGTGACGTCTCCCGTGGTGCCGTCGGCCTTGAGGCGCACTCCGTGGGAGTAGGCGACCGTGTCGGGGCTGGCTTTGAAGAACGCGGTCTGCAGTTCGTTCTGATCGAGCGTGGAGACGCCGGTCAGACCACCAGATGCGACGACATCGAAATCGTCAGAATCCTGATAGGCGAAGAAGGGGATCTGGGTCGAGGACGAGACCCCGATCTGCCAGACTTCTGCGCTGCTCACGATATTGACGCTGATCACCTGACCAGACGCGATGGTTAGCCCATTGGTGGGAAGCGATTTGTTGCGGTTGAGGCCCGGATTGAGCGGGTTCCAACCACGCAGCATCTTCATGTGCGGTTTCGCGCTCTGAACGATGCCATAGGCGGGTACTGTTTGGCCCATAATGTTTTGTGCTTCTTGTTTTAGGTTTTGTGTTTACTGCTCACGCACCTTTGCGGACCATCTCAGACCAGTCCTCTTTGTCGGAGGCCTGGGCATTGACGGGCAGCGCGGATGCGCGTTTCACCGAACGTCCCGCTGTCGGGGCATTCGTCGAAAGATTTGCCGAGAGGTGCTGGAGCACATCGAGGGCGTAAGAGGGATCGGAACGGAGGCTGCCTGCCATCTTCACGGCGAAGTCGGGCGAGCAGAGATTGGCGGATTGCAATGCCGCCACGGTTTCGATGATGGCATTCTCCGAGAAGACATTCCGCGGCGCATTGTTTGCGCTGGCGATCTTCTCCAGCCGCACCTTCTCCAATTCAATGACGCGACCATTGGCTTCCGCCAGCTTGGCGCGGACGCCGGACAATTCATTGCGCACGCCAGTCAATTCCTGGTCCTGTGCGGCAATGCGGGCCTCGGCGGCTTTCACCATACCAAGCACCTCGGCAACCTGCCCGAGGGATTCATCCACGATGTTGCGGACTTCCTCGTCTGGTAGTTGGGTATTCGGGTCGGACATGGTGATTGTGAATGGAAAGGATTAGCGTTTGATTCCGAGGAGGGCTGCGGCCTTTTTGGCGATCTCTTCGCCTTCGGGTTCCATGGCCTCTTCAGCGTCGCCTTCGGTCGGAGGAGGACCACCAGCGCCTGCGCCGGCATCCAGCGGAGGCGTGCCGCCTTCACCGCCACCAGCACCGCCCATGAGGGCCTCGACGACCTGCTGCGCCTCTTCCAGCGGAATCTTGCCTTCCTGGACGAGCTGTTCGAGGACGGCGATGATCTCCTCAGGAGATGCCTGCGCCTCGGGCTCCGCTGCGCCGGGGAATTCCTCGGTCGGGATTGCCTCGGGGCCTGCCGCTTCCGGCGGCATACCAGCTTCCGGCGGCATACCGGCGGCCGATTTGGTCGTGCGGCTGAGAATGAAATCCGCATCGAGGATGCCCTGGTTGTAGGCGTCGTTCAATTCGGGATTGAGACCATTGCGCGCCGCCTCATGGGCATTGGCGAATTTGATGGCCTGCTTCTGGTCGGCGGGCGAGAGCTGGTCAAATGCCTGCTTGATCATTGCATTCTCGTAAGCGGCCTGCTTTTCCCACTGGTCCTGCTGACCGGCAGCTTCGATGAATTGCGCATGGGCGACGTAGGCGTTCTTGATAGCGCCGAGGGCCTCATCCGCGCCGAGCTTGCGCTCCATGGCTTCCTGCACACCGGCGAGCACTTCCTCATTCTCCAGCACGAAGCTGGCGAGCTTGAAATGGAATTGCGGGTCGCGGGGATTGATGAGGTTGTCCACGGAACTGCCGGCGACCTTGGCGGCCGGAGCGGCGGCTGCGGAGGCCGCTGCGGTTTTGTTCATGAGGGCCGCTGCACGCTTTGCGAGTTCCGCGGCTTTGCCGGCGAGCTTCTTCGTATTGAAATCGGGGTTCGGGTCAATTGCGGGCTGTGTGGTTGTCGAAGGCACGTTCTCGCCAACCGACGAAGGCTTGGTGTCTTTGGTCGCAATGTCCGTCGGCGCTTTGCCCTGCTCGCCATCCCTCGGGAGCATCAGCTTCTTTTTGTCATCGCCGTCCTGCTTGGGGGCCGATGCGCTGCCTTCCGAGAAAATGGCATCAGTCGGACCCGAGTCCGGATTGGTGCCACCACCCATTGGGGAGCTGGCGGATTTGGGCTGCAAAAGCGCAGAAGCGTTTTTGACGAGGTCGGCGTAGGATTTAATGGCGGTGCTCATTGGATTGATTGGATTGGATGTTGAGTGATTTGGGATTTGATTGCAAGAAGGATTACTGTGCGCAGAAATTATTGTGGGCGGCAACTGCCAATTCCTGCTTCGCATCAATTCCCTTGGGGTGGTTGGTGCGGATGGCGGAGAGGGCGGCGAGCTTGTAGAGACCGTAGAGACCTGCCATGCGTTCAGCGGCGGACTTCAATTCAGTTGGCACCGCGGCGAGCAATTGCAGCTGAGGCAATTCGCTGGCGGATTTGATGATCGTGATTTTCAGGATGCGCCGGCGGGCCGGGGCTTCCTCAATTGAAAATTTCTTTTCGGCGGAATCCAGCAGGCCTTCCACCGGGTCGGTCACTCCACCATCCACCCCGGTCACTCCGGGCGTGCTGCCCTCAAATAGATCAGGGCTGATTCCACCGCAGCCGCAGCCATCGCTGAGCAGGCGGTTGAACACATCTGGCAGCAATGAGCAGGCGGATTTGACGACGGGGTCATTGCTGACCTCGACAATTGAACGGTTGGTGGTGTAGGCCAGGAAACTGCGGAAGGGAAGGATGGACGCGCGCTTCGCCAATTCACCGAAGAACGTGCCGGGGCGCAGGGTGCGGACGGTGGTCAGCTCGGCATCGCTCAATTCACCATCGAGCAGTTTGGATCCCATCTCGTAGGCGTAGGCCAGCTTGGGATTGCCGGAGAGGGTACGCAGGTCTGTGTGTTTGAAGGCATCATTGAGCCAGGTCTCGTGCTCTGCCATGCGCTGCAATTGCGCCTGCTTCTCAAATCCCAATTGCAGGCCGCCAGTGTTTTCATTGAGTCCATAGAACGCAGCCCAATCCGTGCCGGTGATGATTTGGGGCTTTGCGCTGGCGGCTTTCTTCATGCCCTCGTCGCCGTGGAACATGTATTGCAGGTAATGCGCTGTGCGGTCCGCCGGGTATTTGACGTCGCTGATGTCGAAGAAGGTCGGGTGGTCGTTCCAGACGAAGGCGTACTTGTTGAACTCAGGCATCCACTGGTTCATGTGATTCTTGGCGTGATCGCAATACTCAGTCGGACTGGGGGCGAGATTACCACAGCAGTTGCAGCGATCATTGGGAACGCGCGCAGACATTGAATCGCTGCGGGCACTGCCCTTCTTTATGCTCTCGTAGATATCCTCGCATTTGGAAATCTCCCCATGAACGATCAACTCGATGCGGGACATCGTCGGATTGTAGCGGGCGCATTTGACGGAGCCGATGGCCAGCCGGCGATTGGCGTGGTTGTGCTCCCGGAAATAGGCGCCATGCGAAACGAACGTCGGATGGTATTTGGTGTTGGCGTCCTTGGACCAACCGTCAGCATTGCGGTTCTGCCCGTAGATCTCGGTGTCACCCATTGCCACCAAATGCTGTGCGAAGAATCCCTTCGGCGGTCGGTATTGTTCCAGCAGGCTGCGCGGCATCACCTCCGAGGCGGCGGACTTCACCCTGGCGTCGAAATCCAGAAAGCGGGACATCACGCCTCCGCAGGCTTTGAAGAGGGCGTCCTGATCGTCTTGGTGGTGGGTCTTGATCATTTGAAATTACGGGGCGACGTGCGTGGGAAGACCACCGAAGGTTTTGTCCAATATGTCCGGAAGATAATAGCCCACGCCAGCGGCTGCCAGGCCTTTGGTCAGGCGGCCTTTGGCCAGGCGTTCAAATCCGCCGCGCGCTCCAACGCGGGCGCGTTCGGTGGCTGCGCTGAGTGCATCACGTAGTGATGGGGCAGATGCACCGATGACCCCAGCACCCCCACTAGCTCCGCTCATTCCGGAGATGTCAGGCATGCGCCCGAACAAAGATTTGCTCCAGTCTTTCAATGGGCCGAAGTCCGTCTTTCCGTAATTGATTCCAGCACCACGCAGTTTGCCGAGCAGCCCGCGGGTTTCATCATGCCCCAATGCCCCACCTGCGAGATTCTGCATTTCGCTTTTCGCGAATACACGACCCTTGCCGGTTAATTTGTCTTTCAAATTGTCCAAGATGCTTTGCTTGGCTTCCACGAAGACTTGCGGGTTAGCTGTTGCACCTCCCTGAGTCAGCCCATTGGCACCAGGGCGAATGCCGGGGAGCTTTTCCGAGATGTGCACGATATCCCTTAATGGGTCTTTCATGAATGGGGTCTTGCGTGTCGTCCACCCATAGCCTCCGAGTCCGAACAATGCTCTAATTTGCGGACTATGAAAGAGTGTCGATCCTGGGGATTTGTCATTCTTGGGCAGCGCATTCATGATTTTGTCTACCCCGTGGCTCAGCGCTGCGGCAGAGCCTCCGCCAAGCAATCCTGCGAGCAGCGCATTGCGTCCGACACGCATCGTCTTGCCTCCAAATCCCTCACCAGGGCGGCGATCGGTCATCATGGTGCCGATGCCGCCGGCAGCCGCAGAGCCCAGCCCGGCGAGCACTGCGGGGTCTTCGTAGGTCTTCGAGTCCATGACCTTGTTTCCCACCTGCGTGGCTTTATCCTTCACCCAACCTGCACCATCGGAGAGATTCTTTTTGAGGGAGTCCATCCACCCAGCATGTTTGACGCCGACGGAAATGAGGCGGTGCCGTTCGGCAATTGAATCCGCAAAGGGAAGCTCACGCGCTTCACCGACTTTTACGCCGTGCTCCGCAGCCGCTGCAGTGCAATGGGCAAGGACGGCGCTGGCGGCTTTGATGAACAGGGAATTGATTTCAGTTGGTGCCATTGGAAAAATGTTAATCGGTGGCGATGGTGGTGGAATTACGGCCGGTAGTGCCAGCAGAAAGACCGCGCTTGCCTGCCACTCCGGCGGTAATGCGCGTGGTCAGTGTGGAATTGAACAGCAACGCATAGTCATTGGCCTGCTCATCGTCGGCAATTGAAAACGTGTGCTTCACCGGGAATTGAGAGGGGAAGCGAAGGTCATTGGCCGCAAGCGTAAAAGTGGTGCCACCCGAACCGAACACTCCCCCACATGCGATGGTGGGCTCTCCGAATTGTTCGAGGGCTTCCTTTTCGGCGGTGCTCAATGCGTCGTCCGCGGGATTGAGTCCGATCTGCGCGTGGTAGGTCCCTTTTTCCAGCGTTACTTTGGTGTCGAGGATCATGGTGAATTAGGCGTAGCGAGCGTCTTCAGTTCTGGCTCGGGTCTCTTCGGCCTGCGAATGGGATTTGTCGATATCGGCGAGCGTCTTATGTGTCTGGATGGGCACACCGCCGTATTGCAGCGCCTCACGCAGGGCGAAGCGTAGCTGATTGGGATTGTGCGCAATGCGCGGGTCGCCCTTCTGCAAATCATTGGCGAGGTCCACGAGATGCTGCGGATCGGCCTCCCCGAGAATCGGGTCGGTCATGATCAGGCGCTGCAGGTTGGACACGAAGCTCACATCCCGGACGGCATGGTCAATTCCCTTCTGGCGAAACTTGGGTGCATATTTGCTGTCGCCGGTGGCCTTCATCTTGTCGAGGATGCCGGGCATTGCACCGACCGTCTTGCCAACGCTCCCCTTGGGGATGAAGTCATTGATGGCGTCGATGATTTGGCTGGCCGTGTCCTTCTTCGCCGACCCTCTAGGGGTGGGCGCATCGCGCTCGGGCTGTCGGCTGTTTCTAGGGGTGGGCGCATCGCGCTCGGGCTGTCGGGTGTTCTGCTGTCGGGTGCGCTGGGCTTGCTGCTGCATGGTTTCCACGCGACCACCTATCGAAGCAGCAGGACTCTGTTCCGTCTGGGTCCAGTCCGCGGCAGGTGCTGCATCGTCCCGCTCTCCCGTATCATCCACATCTGGGACCTGCGGCTCTCTGGTAAATGCCAGCTTCTCAAACTCCTCCGTCTCCTGCTTGGCGAGCAGCGCATAGGCATTGTGCAATTGTAGGGCATCGGCGGCCGTCTTGATGAGCGGCAGGACATTGGTGCGATCGTGGAGCAGGCTGCGCTTGGTAGCCACCTTCGTCCAGGGCGTCAATTGCACCGAGACATGCGCTGTGGCCTGCTTGACTGCCGCTTTGAAAATCATCTGCCCCTCGGCGTCTGCCAATTGCGAGACGTCCTCTTCCATTTGGGCGAAGAAGGGCTTGTTGGCGCCGATGTATTTGGCGAGCTTGGTCACCGCAGTGCGATACAGTGCGCTCTGGTCCTCCTGCAAATCACCCAGCCGGGCGACATTGATTTCCGTGACGCGGCGGGCAGCAATGAGGGCGGCGGCCTTTTCGCCGGGAGTCGGGGGCTTTGCTGCGGGCTCCGCAAATGCCATCTTCTCAACCGGATTGTTTAGGGGCTTCTTGCCGGTCGCGCCGGACATGAAACGGGGAATTGGTTTGTGCTCCGCCGGCTTGGTGTCGGGCTTCTTGTCCTTGGCCGCCGCCGGAGCCTTGTAGGTGCCGTAGTCCGAGGCCAGCTTCACGGTATCGATGAGGGGAATTGAAGCGCCGCGCTGATCGGGGTTGTTGTCCATCCAGGCCACGGAGCGCGCCGTATTCAAAGTCATCGCCATCTTCGTGAGCTGCTCAGGGGCGAGATTGTTCTCCCGTGCGTAATTGATGAGGATGTCCTCGGCGCTGGCAGATTTCTGAATCTGAGGCAGGAGGCTTTCAATGACTTCGAGCACGCGACTTGGTGACATATGGGAATGCTGAACGATTTGTGCGGCGGTCGCAAGCCTGCGTTGCGAAATCAGCGCTTTGCCAACCGACGGGCCAGTTCCCGCAATGAGGCAGTCTTGTTGATCTCCTGTCCGTTCTGCACAATGCCCGGAACCACAGTGCGCTGCCAGTTACGGATGTTGTCGTAGATTTCCGGGCTGCGCTGATTTGTTTTGCGCATCTGCCGGAACATGCGCTGGGCATCCAGTGGGTATTGCTGAATCCCCTTCTCGAATTGCGACTCATCGGGTTGCGTGGGATTTACTCCCTGTAAAAACTTGTCGTAATCCTGCGGGCTTTCAAATCGCTTCCCGGTGTTCTGGTATTGATGCTCCTGCAATTGCGACATGTAATCCCGCATCTCGGCAGAGTGCACATCATGATGCAGGTTGCCATACACAGGCAATTTGTTCTGTTGCTTCAGCGTCTCGCGGAAATGCACCGGACGTTCTCCAGAAGGACGCCTCGACCAATGCAGCCCACTTCCCATGCGCGGCTGATCAGGATATGGGGTCGCATACGTGGGGACATATTTGTCTGGATGCTCCAGGCGTAAAGCTGCAGTGTCGTAAGCATCCACCCCGGTACCCGGCGGACTTGCAAGCGCTCCGTGATACGCCTCATGCTTCAGCGAATCCTCATCATCCATTAACGATTTAGCCGCCTGCCTGGCTGTCATGTTCGAATCTCGTAGACCCTCTGGATCCTTGAGGACGCTGTCTGTAAACTTCCGTCTCTCGTCCGAACCCCACATGTGGACGCTGTCAGCGAGCGGGTCGTAATGTGGCCCGAAAACTGCGGCATCCGCATCATTGCGCAACACCGGCACCGGCTGCGTCCATTTATTTTGATCTCCTGGCAAACCGGATGCTGTATTGTAGGCATGCGCCTTTTCCATTTCGCTTTGCAGGTTATTTCCGTAATACGGTTGCTTGTAATATGCTGGGGTCACGGAGGACAGCGTAGGCCCGGCAAATGCGGAGGGAATTGGCTTCACAGCGGGGGCGCCTGTTGCTTGCGGCGCGACGCCTGCCCTAAAACCACCGCCTACCACCTGACTTGTTGGCGGTGGTGGGGTGGGTGTGGGAGGCTGTGGTAATTGACTTGGTCCCGTAAGGAATGAGGGTGGTGGAGTCTTACCTGTCACGCGGTCCCATACGTCACCGATTGATTTTGGCCATTTGAATGCGGACCGTCCTGCTGGTGGTGAAGAGACAGAAGGCAGAGCCGGAGCAGCCAGCTTCACCATGCTCATCCGTGCTCCCAATATGCCGGGCGTCATCATTGCTGGTATTTCAAATCAGAGCTGCGCGATCAATGCGCCGAAGATGCGGGGGTTGATGGATGCCACTTTCTTGAGCTTCGCGCGCCGCGCCTTTTCCTCATCCTGTTTAATTGCATGCCCGGAGGAAATACCTTGATGAGCCGATTTGACAGTGGAAAGGTAGGCGCCGAAAAGACGCGGGCTGATGGACGCCTTCTTTTTACTTTCCTGCTCTTCGCGTAAATCCTGCATCACCTGCTTTGGGAGGATCAAACCATGCAAACCCGACAGTCCCGCACCTGTCACGGAACCAATCCCTGCCCCGGCGACCGGCAGCGCCAGAAGATGCAACAGGATTTCTTTTGTATCCATATTTGCGTAACCCTTGCGCGCAATACGGTTGAGGCCCACACCCAGACCCACAGCAGCGCCGCCCAAGGCATTTCCTCCCGCATGTCGCGCGATATTGGACCCGGCGGCTTCGAGTCTCGAAGACATATCAGCTGATTTGACTGTGGAGAGATACGCACCAAAAAGACGAGGATTCATACTCCCGTCAGTCTAAACGAGAGAGAGAGCAAGTCGATTCCAAATCAGTTCACCCCAGCCCCAGACACTTCCATCGTCGGCTTCCCGCGGTAGAACTCCGTGGTGCGCTTGGCGTGGGCTGCGGCTTTGACCCGCTGCATTTCCGCCATGAGCACCTGACCGCCCGAGTTCTGGAACGGAGAGGCCTTCTCATCCTGCCCGCCTGCCTTGGCGGCCGAGATAAGCCGCAGGGCTGAATTGACCCCATGCCCGGCCTCGGGCCCCTGGTTGAGCCAGCCGTTCATCGCGAGGATGAGCCCGTTGGCCATGACGAAAGATTCCAACCGCTGCACGGTATCGGCACTGAGGTATTTGGTCACGAGCTGGGAGGAGAAGCCGGCCAGATGCAATACATGCGCCGCGCCATTGTTGAAGCCAGCCCGGAGCAATTGCACGTCGAGCCCCTCGTTGGTGGTGTAGCCATTGAAGAATTCCACCGCGCGACCGTTCGGGTAAATGATCGAACTGAGGAATAATTCGTCCGCCTTCCGATCCCAGATGTTGAAGAAGAGGATCTCGTAAGCGGAAATTACCTCCTGCTTTTTGTTCAGCACTTTGGCGATCTTGTCCAAATCCATATCGCCCGAGACCAGCAGCGCATTTGCGACGGACCGCTCCTTGGCGTAATCGGCACCCATCCATGTGATGGCTTCGGCCAATGCCTTGTCCTTGTATTTGATCGGATTGATGGCGTAGAGGTAGGCCCGCCACACCCATTCATCCCGTCCGTTCAATGGCACCTGCATGGGTCGTCGGTTGAACGCCATGGTCCTGGCGAAGTTCCAGCCGAAAGACAGATCCTTGTAGGCAGTGGCGAACCGACCAATCTCCGGGTCCGTAATGCCCACCTGCGTATCCGCGGCACGGATGCGGAAGTTGTCGCGAACGATGTCCTCTTCCGGTGCGGGCAATATCCGGCACATTTGATTGATGCGGTCGGCTTTCATAAAAGATTCGAGGCCTCTGATTTGAATTCCGACAGGGCATCCTGCATATGGGCCGCATTGATGGCGCCTCTGCCAGCGCCGGACAATTGCTCGCTCACGCAGCCACCCACCTCGACAATGATTTCCCGCAGGGATTCCGGATGCTTCTGTGCGAACAGGAATGCCGCCCAACGCCAGAGCTGATCGCGCAGGCATTGCGTATGCATCTCGTCCATTACGCTTTCCATTTCGGTGAGGGCGTCTTCGATTGTGGGTGTGGGGGACTTCATTGGGCGATAGCCAATTCGACGATATACCACCCCAGCCGAAGGAAACAGCCGAAGAAAATGGCAGTGACTGCGACGACAACAGCGTCACCGACATTTCCCTTTGTGCGTTCAGGTCTGGGTTCCATATGAGAACCAGCATTCAACACCCCACACCGCGCGTCCAGCGCAAATGTTACGCCATCGGGGCCGAGCCCTGATCCGCGTTCGGCGATTTGCGCATCAGATTGAGCACCATGTCGCCAAAGGATTTGAAGTTGGAAATCAATTCCTGCTCGATATCAGGCGTATCGTCCTGGCCGTATGCCTTTTCAAAGTCAGCCGGCTTCCAGAAGAACAGGAACAGCGAACGCCCGATAGCATCGAGGCCCTCCTCCATCTTGGGAATGTAGCGCTCCATGCTGGCCGCGGCGTCGAACGTCTTGATGAGCGAGCCGATGAGCTTGTGCTCAAATACATTGGGCAGGTTCTGAGACTTCTGGATGTCCGCCAATTGCATTGGGTCCTTGGTCAGCATGTCTTCCATGCCGACATGATCTTTGATTTCGTGGCGATCGGAATTCATGGAGCCGCCCATGGACGGGTCGTGCACCTCGTTGATACTGATGCTGCGAATTGGTGGCGCGTCCGTGCGGGTGCCTAGCTCGAAGCTCTGTGGCTCCTGCTCGCGCGCCATCACCTGGCTATCGTAGCCTTCCGTGAAGCGTGGACGATCAATCAGGCGCGTGACGGCCATTGCATGCTTCTCCTGCGGCTGCATGATGAACGAGACCGACTTGCCCGATGCGACATTACCGACCAGCTCCATCGCGGCATCCGCGGCGATATGGCAGCCACCGGCGAGGAAGGCAACGGCTGCAGCCTTGGTGTGCGTGGTGGCGTATTTCCGGCCGCCGAAATTGAGGGAGATCTTTCCGCTCTCATCGAGCATGGAGATTTGCCCCTTGAAGAGTTTCCCATACAGCAGCGAATCCCACACCACTTTTTGCGGCATGAGGGAAGGCGCGGCGACGAGGCGCTTGCAGGGGATCTCCACAGTGCCCAGCGAGGAACCTCCGCCGGCTGCCGCGCGATGATTGGCGTTCTCGGGGAGCTCCTCCAAATCCATTTCGATGAAGCGGACCTCTCTATTGAGGATGCCATGCTGCCAGTCGCATTTGGGGGCATCGGGATTCAGGAGCAATTCCATCTCGCCGTAGCCGGAGATGTTGTAGGTATCGACGCTGTTGCAAATCAGCGTCTTGGTGCCCGACGGATTCTTGATGACTCCCGAGATGAACACTGCCGTGTCCGCGCAATTGCCGGACTTGGGATTGTAAATGACGTAGGCCTTGCCGGCGGTCGGGCTCTCCACGCCCACGCTGCTGACGCCGGCCTGTTCTTCCGGAATCACCTTGCCCACATATGCGCCGACCTCGACCCGCTTCATCGTATTCACCGGGGAGGTGAAGATGAAGGCGAGGCTTTGCGTCGACGAGCCAGGGTGGCAATTGAAGATCGAAGACCGCGTATTACCAACGCCGCACAATTCCACAGGCGTGGCCGCAATGACCTTGCCGTTCTTGCCGTCCATTGAGGGCATCTCGTAAACGCCATTGCCCGTCACCGACTCCATGGAGTGGTGGGCGTCTTCATATACAGCCGTCAATTCATCGGAGGGGCGCACATCGGTCATGGAGAAGCCATGCTTCACCGTCTGGGCGTAAAGCGCAGGGGTGACGCTGGCATTCTTCACGCCACCGAAATGCATGACGAGCTGCGGGACGTAGGCGGCTTTTTTTACCTGCGTGATCTCCAGGGCCTCCGCGGGGAGGAATTGCTCCATGTCGCCATTGGTGGCGGTCATCAGCGCTTCAGCAAAGGCGGCCGATTTGGTCAGCGCGCCATGAATGGCGAGACACGCAGGACGCTTGCCGTCGGTGACGAGGTATTCCCTCAGGGCACCGGCGGATTTGAAAGGGTTGGTGGTGTCCACCGGAAGCATCTCGCCCACGTAGGAGGTCCACCAGTCGGAGGCTTCCTTTTCCATGCGCGGGATGAAGCCGGCGGACAATTTGGTGACCGGTAGGCGTGATGTTTTACCATAGGCGCGCGGACTGCGCGGACCACCGCCACCGCCACTACCGACCATAGGCCTTTGAGCCATCGGCGCTTTGGACACCGTATTCGGTGTCTTCTTGAGGCTAGCCCGGTATTGTGCCGGGGTGTAGGTGTTCATGCTATCCAGCCGGGAATGCCCCGGACCGGATCCTGCCAGCATCTTTTGCATGCTGGCCACGTCGCCGGGAGAACGGGCGTTGAATGTGGATTTGGTGGCTGCGTAAAAGCGCGCCTTGTCTGCGTCCGACACCTGGTTCGGATTGAATGGAAGCGATGGTGCATGTTCTCCGGGCTGGGGCGGCCTTGCCGAAACAGGCGACTGCTGTAGGTAGCTGGGCGTGGGTTCTTGGGGAGGGGCGGGAGCCGGATCTGCTGAGGCTTCATTCTCCACCTCAGCGTTGACCGCTGGTTCCACCGGAAGAGAGAAGGCCCGTGCATTCGCGGCTGCAGAGTCGAGGGGTGCGAAGTCAGAGGCGGGCTGGTTATTCCCGCGCTCTTGCGTGGGGTGCCCGAACCGTCCATTGCCACCCCCGTAGAACTGAGTCGGCTCCGCCATATAATTCACCTTAGCGTCGAGGGGTGCGAAGCCAGAGGAGGACGGGGTGCTGGGTGCTGCTGGCGTGATGGGAGGCGGAGGCAACGTCGAAGCACCGGGTGCGGGTGTCGCAGGGGACTGGGGCAAATTCGCGCTGCTGGTTGCTTGCGAGGCGGGAGTCGGAGGCAACGTCGAATCGCCAACTGCGGGAATAGGCGAGGGATCAGCGGTAACTTCCGGCACGGTGGGCGACTTGCCCAGCTGCGTTGTAAGGTCGCCAAACTTAGCTCGCTTCTCCCGCATATCCTCAAATGCCAGAGCCCGCGTAAATGCATCCTCCACGAATTGTCCGGCATCTTCGCCATGCTCTTCGCGCGCCATCTTGATGAATTCGGAATTGCCCATGCTGGAGGCAATCTTGTTGCGCATCGGCATGATGAGCGGTTTCAAATCCGTGCCGGTATTGAGGCGGTCGAGTCGGGTGCGGGCGATGCCCGTGCCGGGCTCGGAGATGGCCTTCTCCATCAAATAGGAAATCCATTCCTCCGTGCACGGCTTCATCTTCTTCTGCTTCACCTGGTAGAGCAGCTCCTGGCCTTTGACCTGTCCATTGAGGAAGAAGCTCGGAATGTAAATGAGATCCTTGTTGATGCGGAAGGCGAAGATGCCCACAAGGCGCGTCTTGTCCTCATTGGCGTAGATCATCTCGAAGCCGAGGAAATACGGCGGCTGCATCAGCTTTTGGGCGCGCTGGGCGCAGCGGCTGTACGCCTGATCGCCGAACGCTCTTTCGATCTCTGGAGTGGAGAGAACTGCGCTGGCATGCTTCTCCCAGTCGTATTGAACGGACGGGTCCTGCAAAGTGGGTGTCTTCATTTGGTATTCGTTGACTCTATTGGAATTGTGTGTCGTTGGCAATCAGCGACCCATCATTTTGCTCACGAATTTCGGATCGCGCATTTCCTTTGCCGTATTGCGCAGGAACTCCGGGTCGGACATTTTGTAGGCCATGCCGATGCGGTCGATGATGGAACCATCAGCCTTTCCGGCGAGATCGTCGAGCATGTTTGAGGCATAGCCGGCGGCACCCTGCACGCCGAGCTGCGCACCGTCATACATCCCTATGCCATGACCAGCCTTCCCCGCACCCCAGAGTGAGGTACCTGCACCTAGCATTCCGCCCAACCCTTTGCCGGTACCCGCCCCGCCCGCAAGCACATTCCCACCAAAACGCCCGACGCTACCCAGCGCTCCCAGCGTCTTCTGCCCCCATTGCGGAAGCTGGTTGAAGGCGCGCATCATTGGTGCCACGCGATTGGTCTGGAATGCAGAATTGGCTGCGTTGGTGGCGTTGGTTGCAGTGCCGCGAATTTTACGGCCCCAGTCGAACAAGCGGTTTCTCCATGTGCCTGCAGCGGCAGGAGCAGCAGCCCCCAGGCCGGCAACTTGTGGATTTTCTTTTCCGAGGAACTTCGCCGCGCTGCCAAGCATTTTAGGGATCGCGCGCACTTTATTAGCAATGGCCTTGCCGCCCCAGCTCAGTGCCGCCGGGAACGCTTTTGCCAGCAAACTGAGGGCATCCTTCTCCATCGCCGCCGACTTCTGCATATTCAAATGCCAGCCGCTATTGCCGGAATCATCCGAGTAGGCCGTCGGGTCCAGTTGATTCCAATTCTTCAAACCGCTGATGTCGACTTTGGGGGCCTTCAGGGTTTCGAATTGGGAATTGGAGGCAGTTTTCTTTTTGTCCGTTTTGGTGCGCGTCTTGTCTGCTGGATAAATCGAGTTTTCAAATATGTCCTCATTACCAAGAGGACTGTCGCCCTCTTGTTTATATCGGTCCGGATGCATGGCTGGTAGCATAAGGGAGGCCACAACTCCACGCCCCATTGGCGAAGAACCAAGTTCTCGATCTTCGGGATCCATATTACCAAGTTCATCTTTCATCCATGCCTGCAGACGATCATAATCCTTTCTCGGAGACGAGAATAACCGAGTCAGAAGTCTGGGCTCCATTGTGCGCTCGGCGTCTAATCGCACGGAGGATGCACCATCGGAGGGACCCCAGAGAGACTTAATTCCAACGGGGGTCTTCAGCTTTTTCCAGAATAGATTTGCGTTCTTCTCCTGCGCCTTTTCCTTGTCCGTTTTGGTGAGCGCCTTGCCGGCGCGGTAGCCCGCATAGGCACCGCCTCCGTAGCCGAGAATCGGCAGCAGGGAGCGCAATGCCGGGCTCTGTATGCCCGCGTGTTCCAGGGCCTCGGAGGCTTCTGCTCCCAGCATGTGGCCGAGATTGCCGCCCACCCCCGCCGTCATGCCGCGTAACGTGCCGGGCACCATTCCGGAATTGCCGGGCAGTGCACCCCCGAGACCACCAAGGGCTGCCGGACCAAACAGCCCCACCATGGAGTTCAGTCCGGCTGCACCCACAGGCATCGGTGTTTCAGGCATTTTCTGTTTACTCACGCTGTCCATGACTTTGTCGGCCTCTGATTTACCTGGGGATCCGGACGGCTGTGACATGAAAGCTTTGGCCTTCTCCTCCAACATAGCCGTATCAGCGGCATCCTCCGCGGCGGTTGGTTTTGTAGTCCTAGTGACCGCAGATTTGATCGTGGAAAGGTAGGCACCAAAAAGACGAGGATTCATGAGTGTGTGGAATGATGGCTGAGATTCAAATGAATTGCAATTGCCGAAAACGACGGTTGCGTTTTACCTGTCGGATTGGCTTGGACTTCCTGCGTCGATGGACCGGCTCATCCCGCACGCTACCAGACCCAAGCAGCCAGGACTCCCCATATTCCTCATCGTCAATAACGGGAAAAAAGCGGCGCATGCTGATCGCCTTTCATGCCTTTTTTTTCTTCCAGTCATCGCCGTCATCAGATTCTTCCTCCTCATCGCCCGCCTCCAGCTCCCCGTTGCAGAACATGCCCCCGTAGTCGCACAGCGAAGCGGCGGCCAGACAGGATCCACTGTAGCGCACCTCGGCATCTGGCTTCTGCGGGTCCGGCTGGACCACGATGACGGCGTTGTCGAAGAACTCCCCGATGAGTTCAATTGCCCTGTCCAGTGCCGTGGTCTGCTCGGGAGTCATGCGAGGATGATCCACTACGCCACGCACCCCCGTCAATCTGACAAAAGAAACAATCGATCTGCGGTCAGAGCGCCTTCTGTGCCCGGCGCTGCGCAATCATCTCGGCATTCCTGGCGTAGCCACAGACGTCCACCAAGTTGTCCCGCTTGGGGGCGTGGGCTTCCCGGCTGAGCTTCTGCATCATGTTGAAAGTGCAGATGTCCTCGGCCGTCAATTGCGGCACCGCAGCCCCGTATTTGCGACGCAGCCATACGGTGAGCAGGTCCGCGGTGCATTGATGGTTGTCGAGGGGATGTCCGTAGGCGGCATTGCGATCGGCGGATGTGATTCGCTGCGCCTCCTCCGTGACGGTCTCCGGGTAGAGTTCGGTGGGCTTGGCAAAATCAGACACGTCCAGCGGCTGCACTGTGAAAGGGAGGGGGTGTAGTGTGCGGGGCTTCATGGGGTCGGCTTGTTGCGGTTGAGCAGGGCGAGCAAAGGCAGGATGATGCAGGCGCATATGGCGAGCACGATACGCAGGACAAGGGGGCGGTGCATGGTCAGCGCTTGTATCCGAAAGTCACAGTCGCAGTGATCGCCAGTGCGGAGAGCCAGTAGCAGGCATCCGCCCATTTTCGGTGAAGGGCCCACCAGATGGCGGCCATGCAATACAGCGCCATGATGATGAAATTGAAAAGGCGCGGCTCGCCGAAAATGGCCTGGATGATTTTCACGCGCAGAAGACCGGCATGCGCTGCGCCACCATCCGCCTGGATGCGTCGAGCAGGAGGAATGTCTGCAGCGGCTCCTGGTAAGGGAAGCCGAAGCTCGCGGCGTACTCATCCCATCCTTTGAGCGATCCGTTCATCGTCGTCCGGGTGTTTGGCTCCGAGTACTGATGGAAGTGCCCCATGATGTTGTGATGGGCCTTCCGGGTCTGGTCTTGCTTGGCCTCCCATTTGTTGAGCGAGATCGAGACACCACCCACGCCATCGTTGTATTTGACCTGATGCCCGTGGAAGCAGCGCAACCGCCAGTCCTTCAGCAAATCCACGTAATGCACATCTGCCTTGGGGATCTCCCATTGAATGTGATCCGCCTTGATGGAGCCGGCGAGTGCGGCATACACCATGGTCTCGTGTGAGGTTTCGAAATCGTTTTTGAATTGCATCTTTTTCGTCGTCCTTCCGTGATTGCCCCGCTGGCAGACGATGTGCAATTTCTTGATGCTCTTCTCCTGGGCCAGCATCCCGATGCATTGCGTGAGCAGTTCCACAGCGAACAACGATTCCTCCACCGGGCCCATGAAGTTCGTCTGCTCCAATTCAGGATGCAAATACCCAGTGACGAAATCCCCACCCAGCCACAGCACCATCGTGGAGGCGTCGTAGCTCTTCACGGTATGACGCTGCAGGCGGATAATGCTCTCCATGCAATGCACTGCGCGTTTGCGGCAAATGGCCGGCGAGTAGCTGTTGAGGCCGCGCACCTTGGCCTTGTCGATTTTCTCTGCCACATGCCAGTCGCTCAGGCCGACGAGGGACACACCGCGGCGCTCCTCCTGCTGGGACGAGGACGCTAGCAGTGGCTGGATGTTCTGAGGTTCCATGATGGCCAGCGCCTCATCGTATTTCTCCTGCCACAAATCCGCCTCGGTGCGTGCCCGCGCCACGCTTTTGCGCAAATCCGCAATTTGCACCTTGTTCCCCCGGAGCTGCTGCTCCAACCGGATTATTTCTTCTTCGTGCGGGGTTGGGGTGTGGATGCGTCTGGACATGTGATTAGAATGACGGGTTTATGATATCCGGCGACACGCGCGATGCGCCTGTTCTCCTTCGGCGTGATCCGCTTCATCGTGTCATGCGAGATGCCGAGTTCCTCAGCCAGCTCCAGCAGGACGTATGACTGCCCCGGTTTGAGTTTCGCGATGAGGGCCATGAGCTTCGGCTTGGGATCCTGCAAGATTTCGTCGGCTTGATAGATGCGAGGCATGGGGACAGGCTGACCAATGTTCCACGGGGTGGCAAGGATCATTTGCAGATCAAAAACGACCGGTCAGCTGTGCTTTTGCTTCGGAATTGATCTCGGGGGCAAGACGCCAGCCTTTGTACTGTTTTGAGTACCCCACACAAAGTTGCCACACCGATTGAATGTGTAATTGATGTGCTTTCGCAAACTTAGTGACACCACACACCACATGTTCGCTTCCGGTAGGGTCGATGAGAATGTATGTCGGCACCGGATTCTCCGGAAGGGTCCACCCTTTATGGACGTTGCTGTTGCCGAGCACCACCTCATTTAATCGTCCGGGCTGCAATCCGTGATTACGTGCAAAAGCGCACACATTTGTTCCTTCATAAATGTTCCCTTCAAATAGAAGCCTGAATGGTGAATTGGGTTTTCGTCGTTGCGTCACTTTGGGACGCAGACCTCGCCCGTGTTTTTTAGGGCGTAGCGGATGTGTGACCCTGTAATCGTCCAATTCCTGTCGTTCCTTCTTGAATCGCTCCCACTCGGGAGCTTCGCCAACGCGATGCCAGCCTTTGCATGAATGCCATTGCCCGTTAAGCACACGCCCAAGCCCCGCACGATCGAGTCCGTGCTCGCGACAAAACTGCGTTACGTTTTTACCACTGTAAACAACGCCATCTTTTTCCAAGGCAAAATCTTTTGAGTACAATTCCTTGTATCTCAGCTTTGCAGATTCCGTGCATGGTGGTTTCGATGCCTTGATGCGCGCTTTCACATCCGATGGTAGGGCGCGTAAGACCGCGGATATCTTCGATCTGGTAGCCTCCGAGTGCACAGCCCCAAGACGAGACTGCGCTTTCGGATTAGTGTTAAATCCCACCGCACGATCGTAGGATTTGAATTTATCCAAATACATTTGCTCCCTGGCTACTGTCTCATCCTTGCAGGTCAGCTCGATTACGTGAAAAGAAAATGCCTGAATCCCGTGTTTTACAAACGCTGCCTGCAAATAAGGGGTGTGGTGTTTCCCGAGAATCAGAGCGCTACGATGCTTACGGAAGCGATCACGCAATCCGCGCTTACCCGCTGCGCTCCCTAGATATAGCTTACCATTCGGTTTACAGAAAATTGCGTAAATGCCGCAGGATTCAGGCAGTGCGAGCTGCGACACCGCCGCGAGATCCATTGAGATTAACGCAGAGTCTATGAGTTCTTGTGTGTTCAAAATTTGCCAGTCTTCTCTACATCATTGGCAAAGTTTTTTCCTATTGCGAGTCTCGGGTATGGTGAAATATTCGAACTAAAATCGCTGTCCTCCCCTCGCATTGCCGACTCCGCCATGTTTTTTGCGACGTAGCTGCTGGTCAGTTTCGAGGCCCAGTCCGTTGACGCACTTCCCGCCGTCCGCAGACGATCCATGTCCGGCTCAAATCCCGGCGCATCATTTGCCACCGCGACTTTGTCATACCCGCGGGAAGCCAGATGCTCCGCCATCCTCGGGGTCAATTTGGTTCCGATGGTGTAATGGAGGGCCGGGGCCTGCAAATACCGACCGACGCCCTGGCCTGGATGCACACGCTCCGAATCGGCCGGCGGCACGTAGGAGGCCGCCAGCTTGTTGTAGGAGACGGTGTCATCGGGCAGGTAGTCGCCCAGGCCTTCCGCATCCGTAATGCGCACATGGTCCAATGCTCCGCGCGCCACCATCTCGGTGTGCTTCAAATCCGTCTTGATGCCGCTGTCATCGAGCAATTGCTTGAGACGGGTGGCGTAATAGCGGCGGCCCTCGCCCAATCCCCGCAGCCGGACAATGTCCCTGGGATCGACAATGCCCTCGCTCAAGGCGTCACCGGCCTCCAGCTTGTCGCCTGGCTTTACCAGCAGACCCAGGCCCTCGGGGATGTAGTGCTCATGGTCGCCCACGTAAGCGAACTTGCCTCCCTGCGGGGCATCCTTGATGGAATGCACGGTGCCTTCCAATTCGGACACGGGGGCTTTGTCGGGGAAGGCTTCGGGGCTTTGGACGAATGCATTGATGGCGTTCATTCCCGAGAACTCCCTCTTTTTACCGGCGACTCCTGCGGTGTTTTTCACAATCAATCCGTTCTCCAAAACGAACAGCTCGTCCGGATGATCCACTGTGATGTCCCAGCAATGGTGGTTGCCGATCTCAGTAATTGATTCGCGCTTGGCGCGGTAAAATAGCTCGGGATTCCGCAATTCGTAATTTGCATTCTCCAGTAGGTCTTTTGTCCTTGGGCCTTTGCACCCCGGAATTGGAGGCAGCATGCCTACCAGCTTCTGAATCTGATCTTGTCGTGTAATTGCAAATGCCCACGCATCATGTTTGTAGCTGCGAGTTCCCGCTTTTGCCGTGTTGGTGATTTCCGAAGTGTACACACAAAGACGAAGCTCCAACAGACGTCGCAAATCCTCTAACATCCCGCGACTCGTGGAGGCGAAGCTGATGAAAACATGGCCGGCTTTGTTTTTTCCAATGCTACCGTCCGTGGCAATAAATCCTGCGAGCAAAGCAGACACAGAGGCTTTATCCCAATACAAGGCCTGCACGGGCACCCGCTTCTCGTGGGCATACTTGTTCGCAATTCCCCACTCCAGCATCTTCACCTTCATTGGGTGCCGGGTAGCGGTCTTCACCATCTGCCCAGTCGTTGCGCTGCGGTCTCCCCACCCTTGAGTCGATGTGTGGACTATTGCGTAATCATGGCTGCGCTTTCTTTTCTTCAGTGCGAGTCCGGCAGTTGCCAGCGGGGTTTGCAAATCCGCAATGAGCATTGGATCCGCACACGAAAAGCGAATGGACGCATCCGCATGATTTTCAGAATCCCAGCGAATACCGTCGCCGAGCAGTGCTCCACACAGGACAGCCAATGGTTCGTGCGTTTCCAGTGCCGCATCAATCTTACATTCTACAGGCAGCACTGCCGCAATGTTTTTATGGGGATAACCCGCAGGAAGTTTGCAGGCTAAATAATTTTCCGGACATCCGAAGCCGTATTTTCCTGCATATTTTTTGCGCAGATACTCACCCGTCGTTTTCTTATTGCTCAGCACGATGTGCGTGTCCGTGCACTCCAAGGTCAGCCGGCGTTTTGTCTGCCCTTGCTTGTAGATATAGCGCTGAACCGGCTGAATGCCTTGATCCCATACGTATTTCACTTTCACTGGGAAAGTGGCGCCTGTGATATCAGAACCCAGGACCCATTCGCCGGCTTTGATCTCCTGAATCGGCTTCACGGACAAATCGGCCATTCGCACCATGGTGCCTTCCTTGAGGCAATGTTTCACGTTCAGCGCAGATTGGGTAATCGGCTCGCCAATTGAGTTTGCGGCGGTGATGCCTGCCGTACGTCCAATACCATACAGGTGCCCACCATCCATTCCGCCCACGCTTTCCGATGCGATACCCTCCGGAGAGTCATCAGTGATTGGGCTGTGGGCAATGACGTAGGGCACCTTCTTGCGGCGCAACTCCGCCAGCACCGGCGTTGTGATCATGGTGCCGGCGCTGAAGCCTCCTGCGGGCTTGGCGAGCACTCGGTATTTGAGGCTGGGATCTTCAATGTCCAGATCCACGCCATTGTCCGAGCCGGTGCTTTTCCTGGTGGTATTGAGCGTGGAAAGCAGGGACGACAGTTGCTTGGAGAAGTCACCGCCGACGGCCGTGGCTTTTTTCGTCGAAATAACGGCACTACGCGCCCCGTAGGTGCTGGCCAGGAATTCCGCCGGACGCAATCCCTCCGCATGCGAGTGCGTCGCGTACATCTCAATTGGCGTACCATTCCCATCCTGGAATATCCCTGGTGCCGAAATCATCGAGTTCAATTGCGGCGCCTTGCCTCGGGCTCCGCTCAATACCGAGTAGGCAATGTTGTTGCCGCGGCGCAGGCCCTCCCGCTGCGTCTCCCTGGTGACATGCTCATTGGTGTCCTGCCAGATCTTCATCCGCTTCGTGCGGAACTCGGCGTCGGTATTCGCGCCTTTCTTTGCTTGGGCAATTCGCGCCTCCATCCCTTTGAAGATGGAGTCCTTGTCGATGACAGGCTTGAGATCTTCCAGCGTCAGGGATTCGCCCTGGTCGTAGCTGGCATTGCGCCCTACGTCCGCAATCTTCCCGATGATGCTGGAATACTCCTCGGGATGCTCACGCGCAGCACGGGCCAGCAATTGGTTGAAGCCCTTGGCGTCGTAATTGCGGCCGTAGTCCCGCAGGCCGTGCGGGAGCTGGTGTTCGAGAAGGAGTCGAATGCCCTTCAATTGGTCCTCCTTACCGGTTCACACCCCACCCGCTCTGAATTGCCACCGTGACCGTGCCACCGGTGGCATTATCCCGCTCGACGCGCACGTATGGGTAAAGGCCCGGGTCCAGGACGACGATGGCGCTGGTGGTGATGTCGGCTCCGATCTGTTGCCAGTTCTCGCTGGCAGAATCCAAATCCTGCAGGACGCTGACATACAGCTTCACGGTGGCTCCGGCGGTATTGATCACCTGGAACGTATTGAGGCCGAATTGATCCCGGCGAATCACGGAGCTGTACGGGGAGGCGGCCGCTGCTGCGGTGAGCAGCATGACGATTGGGGAATTGTCGCTTTTGGGATCGAAGGTGAGTGTCATGGGTCAGTGATTAAAGAATGCTCAAATGGTAATTGGTGGTTGCTGGTGTGTCCATTTTGAATTGCCAGTCGCGGAGAACGTGGTCGAGGTCGGGACTTGTGATGCGTTTGGCCTGCGTGATTAGCAGGATAAACGCGCCGATTAGGGCTAGTGCTTCGGCAAGCCAGCTTGGGATTTCGTGCTTCATTTCAGCGCGTCGAGCTTTGCTTTGGCCGCGTCCGCTGCCGCCTGTGCCGCTTCAAACTCAGCCTGCGCCGCGTCGCGCTCCTTCTCATCGGCAGACTTGGCAGCATCCGAGAGCATCTTGGCCTTGCCCGCGTCATCGGCTGCGAGGAAGTCCGCGATGGTCTGCGCGTGCGCGTCGCGCTCGGCGGTGATGGCGGCGATGGTCGCGTCCTTGGCGGCGAAATAAGCGGAGATGTCGAGCCAAAGCTGGCCTGATTCGGTTTGGATTTCAAACAGTGATTTCATGGGTTTGTGGGTTGTGGGTTAGGCTAAGAGTCCGGCGTTTCGCAGCGCTCTGACTACTTGTGCAATCGTGTAGCCGTCAAACGTGTCGTCCGTTTTGATATTTGCCCCCCCCCCCGCCCGTGTGAGCAAAGGTCGCACTGGCAACTGACGTTGTCGGTTGAACGATTGGCGTCGAATTCCAGAAGCTGAGTTTCTGCGTTGTTGCCGTGCCTATCTTCGTTCCGGTCGTCGTGCTGAAAGCGATGTTCTGCGCATTTCCTAGCGTGATGCCGCCGTTAGCAGTGAGAAGCCCCGTCAGCGTGCTCGCGCCGGTCACGGCTAGGGTAGCGGCAAGCGTCACCGCCTGCGTCGAGTCAATCGTGATTGCGGTCACGGCGGCATTCGCGGAAGAACCAGAGCCTCCTGCTGGCGTCGTGCGAATCAAAATTGACCCGCCTGCCGCGCTGCCCGTCGAAGCGCCGCCCTGAATGTGCAGCGCGCCACCCGCGATGTTTGTCCCTGACCCGCCGCCGCCTCTGAATGTGCCCGTGTTGGGGGTTGATGTTTTGTCTTCTGCGGCTTGAAAGACGGTTGTTGAAACAACCGTTCCGGAGAATGTAGTGTTGCCACCCACCGGAGTAATCAGCAGGCCATTGCCAAACGACCCGTAACCGCTAAAACTTAACCCGCGAACTGAATTAGTCAGCAATGTGAGCGAGTTTGATCCAAGAAGAAATCCTGCTTGGTTTGTCGAATTTGCCGAAACCGCGCTACGGCCAATTGAGGGCGATACTGAAGTGTTATAGGCGTATGAGCCGTCCGGCACCAATACATGTCCTGCTGTTGCGTTCAGTGCGACATTGGCGGTGCCTCCGCTCGCCGTGAGCGTGAGTGCCTGATTGAGCGTGCCCGTTCCGGTCTTGGCGATCCGCACGACTTCGCCCGCCGTGCTGCTCGCGCTGGTGCTTGAGAAGTCCGCGCCCGTTCCTGTCGTGAGGCTGTTCGCCGCAACCGCGATGCCGCTGGTCGTGGTCGTGCCGGTCGTCGTGGGCAGCGTGAAGGTGTTCGTCGTGCCGGTGTAGGTGTTGCTGCCCTCCAGCGTCACCAGTGTGTTGAAAAAATCCGGATCATTGTTAATCGCGGCAGCCAGCTCCTGCAAAGTATCCAGCGTGTCGGGTGCGCTGCCGGTCAGGGCCGCAATTATCGCGTTGAGCTTGCTTGTGGATGGTTCAGTCGTGACAGACATGTGAGTAGATTATCTGCAATTCGCGCCAATGGCAAACACAGCCTGCCTATTTGGGAGTCGGGGTGGCGGGCGCATGCGTAGCCGGCAACGTCATGGCATCCCGCCATTTCTTCAGCGCCTCCATGTCCAGCCAGAGCTTCCCGTAATCCGCGTCGAGCCGCACCAGCGCTGTCCGACTCTCCTTCATCAGGTTGACCATGCCGGGCTCCTTGTCAGCGCCGAGCAGCATCTCCTTGAACTGCCGGTGCTCATTCTGCCAGTCGCGCTTCGCCACGGCATTGTCGATGGTCCAATTCCACGCCTTGTATCCGATGACCACG